TGAAAGAAGGTATCATATCTTGTGTGGGTGATATGGCAGCTAATTTATTGAGGCAGGGAGTTACTTTAGGTATTTCTTCACGAGGAGTAGGGTCTTTAACGAAAAATGGTGAATATAATGAAGTACAAGAAGATTTCGAATTAATTTGTTTTGATTTAGTATCTTCACCGTCTACACCGGGGGCATATCTTTTCTTAAATCCTGAAGATAAAGATAAGTACGATGAAAACTTAGAAGAAGAGAATAAAATTAAAGTTGAACGTGAACTTGGTGAAACAGGTAATAAATCGCTTGACTTAATGAAAAAATTAGACGATTATTTAGGTAAATAAAAATTAAGTAATTAAAATTAAAAAAATGGAAGAAAAGTATTTTGTTGCAAAAGTAACGTTAGATTCAGTTGACACTGAAACAGGAAAAGTAAAAAAATTAAGAGAAGAGAAATTAGTACATGGATATACACCTACAGATGTTGAGGCGAAAGTTACCAAAGTATTTGAGGCTTATAGTATGGAATGGAGAATTACTGCGATTGTTGAAAGTAAAATTGATGAGGTAATCGAGTAAATTTTATTCGATAAAAAAATAAAAAGTGTGGTTTTTTATGAATCACACTTTTTTTATGCGGTTACGCCATATTTATGTTGTATAAAGGTTTATGATTATTAAAAACACGTTAAACGGTTTTTTTTAACAAAACTGTATATTTATAATAAAATAAAAACAACAAATGGCAAAAGAAAAATCATTAGTAGAAGACGCTATCACTCAAATCAAGGGATTAGAGGACGTATTAGCCGAAAATGCAAAAGGAATACTTCGTTCAACTATGAAGGAAGAAATCAGCGATTTAGTAAAAGAATCTCTATCCGAAGAGGATGATGAGATTGAAATGGAGTTTGACACTGAAGAATTAGAGGACGAAGGTTCTGAAGATTCTGAGGGAGATGACGATAAAGAAGAATTCGAAAAAGAATTATCTTTAGACATTGACGACCTAGGTTTAGGTATTGATATGGATATGGATGATGAAGATGAGGAGACTATCGACTTAACCGATATTGACGACGAAGATGAAATTCTACGTGTTTTTGGTTTGATGGGACCTGAAGACAATATTGTGGTAACACAAGATGACGCAGGTAATATTAATTTAAAGGACGAAGAAAAAGAATATATGATTGTTGGTGAAGGTGAAGAAGAATTTGAAATTGAATTGGAAGAAGATTTAGATTTTGACGAGGATATCGAAGAAGTATCAGAAGGTGACAAAGAAGTTCACGAAGAAGATATGGATGATGATGAATCGTTTGATGAAGAATCTATTGAAGATATAGTTTCAAGAGTTTTTGAATCATCATACGGCGAAGATAACGAATCTGAAGACATTGATGAAGTTTATGAAGAAATGGATGACATTGATGAAGTATATGAAGAAGATGAAATTGACGCAGAACAAATTATGTATGAAATCGAATTCGACGAAGAAGAAGATGAGTTTATTGAAGTTGACTTGGAAGAAACATTAGAAGAGTCTAAACCATCATTTAAGTATGATTCTAAACCTAACAGTAAAGGATTTAATACTAAAATGAAAAAGGTTAACCCAAAAAAGGGAACAGGTAAACCAAAATTCGAATTCAAAGAAGGTCAAGGATATGACGACCACGAAGATGAACGTTTAGGTATGAAAGACGGAAAGATTTCAAAGAAAGATTTCAAAGGTTCTAAAAAACGTAAATCTAAGAGTCGTAGAGATGACGCACATTTCGAAACTGAATCAGTTGGTAAAGAAGAAACAAAAGAGGCGTCAAGAACGCTTGGTAATGGTAAATATTGGGGACGTAAAGGTTTAAATAAACCGAAAGCGGCACCAAGAAACATTAGAGTTGAAAACACCAATACCAAAGAATTACAAGTTCTTAGAGAAAAGAATGAGGAATATAGAAAAGCACTTAATGTATTTAGAAATAAATTAAATGAAGTGGCTGTATTTAATTCCAATTTAGCATACTCAACAAGATTGTTCACAGAACACTCTACTTCTAAAAGTGAAAAAATTAACATTTTAAGAAGATTTGATAATGTTGAAACTATTAAAGAATCTAAAGGACTTTATAAGACTATTAAAAATGAATTATCATCGAACAACGGAAGTTCAAAGACAATGAATGAATCTATCGGTAAAACTATCGACAAGAATCTTTCAACAGGTTCATCACAAAATTTGATTGAATCTAAGACTTACGAAAATCCACAGTTCTTGAGAATGAAAGATTTAATGTCAAAATTATAATAAATAAATAAATAAATTAAAAATAAAAAAACCAAAAAAATGGGAGCATTATTAGAATCAGGTCTTGTTGGTAACATTGGGTTAAAACACCTAAAAGTTATTAAAGAAGATACTATTAACAAATGGGATAAATTAGGATTCCTAGAAGGTCTTAAAGGACACTTAAAAGAGAACGTAGCTCAGTTATATGAGAATCAAGCGTCTCACCTAATCAATGAAGCTGCTGACGCAGGTTCAGCGGGAGCATTCGAAACTGTTGTATTTCCAATAGTTAGACGTGTATTCTCTAAATTATTAGCTAATGATATCGTATCAGTACAAGCTATGAACTTACCGATTGGTAAATTGTTTTACTTTGTACCTAAAATTCAAGGGTACTCAGGTGGAACAGCTACACAATCAGGTGACCATTACGCACCTGTAGGTTCTCCGGGTAATTACCCAGGTGACCCTGAAGCAGGTTATACAGGAGCAGGAGCTTACTCTAAAAACCTTTATGATTTATTTTACGAAGGTAACGAACCGGGTCTTGACCCAGCAGGTTTATTCGACTACTCTAAAGGACGTTGGTCGGCTATCACATCTGATACAAAAATCCAATCATGGTCAAATGGGGCTTTAGTTGATTCTGTAATTTCAGGAGACACTGCATCAGCAGGAGTTATCCCAGCAGGAAACACAAGAAAAGTAATCATTAAAATGTGTGGATTCGCTGATACAGGAGCAGGAAAATTAATCGGACCTGACGGAAATGAAATGGATACTGAAGCTTTCTTAGCTGATTTACATATCATTAAAGCGGCTGGTTTATCTGCATCAACAACACCTTGTGAAATTTCTACAGGTTCATTGTTATTCAGAGTTGTAACTCAACAATATGGTAAAGGTATCGTAAACTACGGTAGTACAACTACTACAAGTTGGGCATCTTCAGGTAACGGAGGTTCTTTCAAGAACGTTTGTGACGCTGACGGATGTATCTACTTAGAAGTTGATTTATCTTGTCCGGTATGTGCTGATTGTGATTCTACATCTTTAGATGGTTACACAGGAGCTACTATTAATAGTGGAGCAACTGAAGGTTCTTTCACGGCTGTATTCAGACGTTACGAAGAATTAGAATTTGAAGATAAAATCGGTGAAGTTTCTTTCGACTTGGATTCTGTTACAGTATCTGTTACTGAAAGAAAACTAAGAGCACAGTGGTCTCCTGAGTTAGCTCAAGATGTCGCGGCGTTCCATAACATCGATGCTGAAGCTGAATTAACGGCTTTATTATCTGAACAAGTTGCGGCTGAAATCGATAGAGAAATCTTGAGAGACCTTAGAAAAGGTGCAGCATGGAACCTAAGATGGGATTACAATGGATGGAGAAGAATTTCTCAAACAACATCATACACTCAGAAAGATTGGAACCAAACTTTGATTACAGCAATTAACCAATTGTCAGCACAAATTCACAAATCAACTTTGAGAGGTGGAGCTAACTGGATTGTTGTTTCTTCTGAAGTTTCAGCTATATTTGACGATTTAGAATACTTCCACGTATCTAACGCGTCTCCTGAGCAAGACCAATATAACATGGGTATTGAAAGAGTGGGAACTCTTGCAGGACGTTACCAAGTGTACCGTGACCCTTACTTCCCAGCGAATCAAGTGTTGATTGGACATAAAGGAACATCATTGTTAGATACGGGGTACATTTACGCACCTTACGTACCACTACAATTGACACCTACAATGTACAATCCATTCAACTTCACTCCGATTAAAGGAATTATGACGAGATACGCGAAGAAGATGGTAAATAACCGCTTTTACGGCAGAATTACTGTAGATGGTGTTAGAACATTCGATTTAAAAGAATTGAGATAATCAAAACTTTAAAATAGATAACCTTAAAAGGTCCTCATTATTGGGGACCTTTTTTTTTACCTCTTTTTGTAAATAATCGACGAAATGAGAGTATTTATAGTATGAAGAAAATTATATTTAGTGATGAACAAGTTAATGAAATGATTTCTCTATATGTTGAACATATCTGGGGTACAAGACAGATAGGTAAAAAATATTCGGTATCTGAGAAAACCATTAATAGAGTTCTAAAAGAAAATGGTGTTAAAATGG